CATATTGCGGCCCTGCTGGAAGGTCCCCGTAACCTCTAAATCAGTTAAAGCGGTCGTATTCTCAACCTGTAAATTCTGAAAGTGTCCATCTTTTAAACATCCAGTTTCAGCCATATTTTATATAATATAAATATAAAAAAAATATTAAATGAACTTGTTATATGTTTTGACTTTTCTAGGAGTGGTCGAAGAATCTATGGCCCACGCTGCTTATCTGGCCGTTCCCATAACCCGATAAGACGTAGGACACAAGCCATTGTCCGTCCGTATTACAATAAAAAGAAAACTCCGCCCCGCGATTGAGCTGCCCATTGGAGGACCCCTTGGTCATACGCAACCTTGTGCAGGTGTCGGAATTTAGGGGAGTCGCCGCCGTGCCCACGCCGTCCGGATGCCCAACCACTAGATCTATATTTAGCATGCCAGTGATATCCCTATCATTTTTGAGGTCATGGGGTAAGTGCCGGATGGGGGGAGGGTCGGGTCCCGGGAGGGCGACGACAGCCGGCGAGCGCCCTCCCGGTATGTATTGTGGGGCAAATGTGCTCCCTCCGTCGCCATTCGTCGGAACCGTGGAGAATCGAATTTCCCCATAATTGTTCCCGCTTGTTCCACTCTCAAAATAGCGGAATCGCATTACCACAAGCACACCCGGGACAGCGGGAGGAAGGTGTAGGAGCGCGTGGCCCCCCACGGCGCTCCCAGTCCACGTCGTCTCGTAAATCGTGTCGGGCGACAAGTCGACTCCGTTCGAGTCGACGAGGTCGGCATGGTCCATACTGATATAGTCTGTCATATAATCAAGTCCGCATCCGGCACCTGTTACAAACCTCATATATTTGTGTTGGAGCAGTATCTCGCTAGGAACTGACAAGGTACCGTGGACAGTGAGGGTGCGGTTGAAGTAGGCGTTACCGACATCGAGGTTCCCTACCAGAGATGTATTCCCGCTGACCTTGAGTGTGTCGCCGGCGTCGACGGTCCCACCACCGATGACCAGGGTGGTTCCCACAGTCGCCGCCCCCGCAGCTAACAAGGTACCGTTGCACTGGATGTTGTCGCCGGTGTCAGACCCCAAAGTCGCAGACCCAGCGACGTAAAGCCGCGCGCCGCCAAGGGCGCTGAGGGATTGTGCGGGTCCACCGATGACCAGGGTGGATCCCACAGTCGCCGCCCCCGCAGCTAACAAGGTACCGTTGACAGTGAGGTTGGTTCCCACAGTCGCCGGCCCGGCCTCGACGTTGAGGGCGGAGCAGGTGACACCTGTTAATACCGTCTGGCCCTCGACGTGCAGATAGCCATCATGCAGAGTTGTATCCCCGCTGACGTCAAGTTTGCTGTTGAGGCTGTTGGTGCCACCACCGACAACGAGGTCCCCGGACACGGCCGCATTACCAGTAACACTTAGCTTGACGAGTGCGAACTGCTCGATCGTCCAAGGGTGCTCCCAGTACGGTCCGTCAAAAACAGCAGTGGGATCGATGAGGTGGTGGTCAAACCTTATAGCTGTGAGGGTGGATGCCAGACCCGAGGACGAGGGCGCCGAGTTGAACACATCGTATATTGTAGTACTTATGATGAGTGGTTGTTCTCCCAAGGCCGCGGAAGGTGTACCTTTTACCGTGATATATACAATATCCCCCGCCCGAGGGGGCACGCCGCTGAAAGTGGTCGACTGGAATATGTATGCAAGACTGTGCTCCCGAATCACCCCGTTCAATATGAGGTTATCTACGAGGTAACCCGAACCAGTACTAAAAGTCGTCGGATCACTGTCCATCGGAACCAACGGGTTCAGCTTCGCGACCCCGAACGTAGTAGGAGTAAAGGTATACCCTGGCGTTAGGTAGTGTTGTGGAACTGGCTGCGTGTCCGTTGTTATCGGGCCGATCTCATAACGGGTCGCCAAGATGTCATCGACGGCAAGATTATTGGATAGGGCCGTGGCCCCAGTGACGGTAAGATCCTCGGATATAGTCGTGGGGCCGGAAACGTCAAGAGTTTGGAGCATAGGGGTGGGGCCGTGGTGGGGGTGGATGGTTTCGTCGATGATGATGTTCCCAGATATTTCTAAATTCTTAAAGTGGCCGTCTTTTAAACATCCAGTTTCAGCCATATTTTATATTATATGTATATAAAATAATTTATGGAAAATTAACGAATTAATAAATATTCTTGGCCGCGGAACTATTTTAATTTTTTTTATATATTATATTATATTATATAATGGCCGGGGGATTAATGCAATTAGTAGCTTATGGCGCACAAGATATTTACCTTTCTGGGAATCCGCAAATGACTTTCTTTAAAGTCGTCTACCGCAGACACACTAACTTCTCCATGGAGGCAGTCAAGCAAACTTTCGACGGGACTCTTTCTGCAGGAGAATCAACCCTTAGTTACACTATCTCTAGAAATGGTGATTTAGTTTACAGAATGTGGTTAGATGTTAAGATGGCATCTCAGGGTGTGGAGGAGGTTCCCGACCCTGATACACAATATTCAAATTGGACGAACAATACTGGTCACGCTTTTGTTAAAGAATGTGAAGTTGAAATTGGTGAGCAAAGAATTGACCGTCATTATTCTCAATGGTTAGATGTATGGAATGAATTAACTGATCATGAAGAATCTGAATGGATGGGTCTTAACAAAAACAGCGCCAAGAAGTCTTATTTGCGATCCTCGGAGGGGTCTGGCGCAAATGAGGCCCTTCAATTATATATCCCTCTTCAATTTTGGTTCTGCCGTAATCCAGGTCTTGCTTTACCTTTAATCGCTCTTCAATATCATGAAGTTAAGGTTAAACTTACAACTAGATCTATGAATGGATTAGTTAATATTTCCTCCGGTTTGGGGACGAACCCTTCGTCGCCGACTTGTAATTTATATTGTGATTATATCTACCTTGATACTGATGAAAGACGCCGATTTGCTCAAGTATCACACGAATACTTAATTGAACAAGTTCAAAAAGTGACAAAAACGACTGCTTCTACTAGTAGACAAAGCGCAGTAAATCTGATATTCAACCATCCTGTCAAAGAATTAATTTGGACAGCCCAATCACCTATGTTGGCGGTGGAGAGTGTTCCCCCACATGGAGTTGCCGATCCGACCTTGCCGGATGTGAATATCGGTTCATGGCATAATGACTATTTCAACTATGGATGTTATGGCGCAGCAGGGGTAAACGAATATATTGGAGGTTGTGAGAGTAACGAAGCATTCAGTTTTATGAGACTCGAACTCAATGGTCATGACCGTTTTTCCAAACGCAAAGCGACCTACTTCAGGACTTGCCAACCCCAACAACACGGTCACAAAGTTCCTTCCAAGCACATATACTGCTATTCATTTGCCCTTAAACCTGAAGAACATCAACCATCTGGAACTTGTAACTTCTCGCGAATTGATAATGCTCAAATGCTATTTGATACGGTTCCGGCGGATACTGCTATTACCGTATGGGCTATCAACTACAATGTACTCCGTATCATGTCTGGTATGGGTGGTTTAGCTTACAGTAACTAAATAATTTAAATCGTGTATATTGATACTTTTTTTTATATTTATAATATATATTAAATATGGGCGGAGGATTAATGCAACTGGTCGCTTATGGTGCTCAAGATATTTATTTAACTGGTAATCCCCAAATCACTTTTTTTAAGGTTGTATATAGGAGACATACAAACTTTTCCATAGAAGCTATTCAACAAATATTTGAACAAAGTTCTGACAATTTTTACTCAGGTGGTAAAAAATCAGTACTTATCTCTAGAAATGGTGATTTAATTCATAAAATATGGTTGGAATGTAAATTGAAATGTGCTGAAGGTTTTTTTGACGCCGCAGAGGACAAAACATACGTAAATTGGACAAATAATACAGGTCATGCTTTAATAGAAGAATGTTCTATAAGAATAGGTGGACAGGAAATGGACAAACATAGTTCAAGATGGTTAGATATATGGAATGAATTAACAGATCATGAAGAAGCAGATTGGTTAGGTCTTAATAAACATGCTGCTAAAAACGCTTATTTAAAATCTCAGAGATCTTTACCATTACCCTCCGCTGGTGGAAAATCTTTAAAATTATATGTACCTTTACAATTTTGGTTTTGTCGTAATGTAGGATTAGCATTACCATTGATTGCTTTACAATATCATGAAGTTGAATTAGATATTAAATTTAGAGAATTAACTGCTTTAATAAACACAGATTACGAAGGCACCTATAAACAAGAAGACTCCACTATAAATGTAAAAGTTTTTGCAGATTATATATATTTAGATACAGATGAAAGGAGAAGGTTCGCTCAAGTTTCACATGAATATCTTATAGAACAAATACAATATAAAGAAAATGATAAATCTAAAACTAATTTTAGAATTGACTTTAATCATCCGGTTAAAGAAATTATATGGACTCTTCCTAATAGCCGTTATGGTCTGAAATATAGTGACAATTCTCCGAAAATAGATGCTACAATAGAAGATGGGGAACATAGAAATGATTATTTTAATTATAATGCGACTGATAATGATAATGATAATTATGTTGAATATATATGTGGACAAAAATCTTACGAGGGTTTTAATAGAGGGACTATTAAATTAAATGGTCATGTGAGATTTAAAGATAGGGACGCTAGTTATTTTAGAATATGCCAACCACAGCAAGCAGGTCATAAAATACCTACTAAACATATTTATATGTATTCATTTGCTCTAAATCCAGAAGAACATCAACCATCAGGCACTTGCAACTTCTCTAGACTAGATAATGCTCATTTATCATTTAATCAATTAAATGATACTAATCAGAATCAAAACATTAATGTTTATGTAGTAAGTTATAATGTTCTTAGAATTATGAGCGGAATGGGTGGTTTGGCATATAGCAATTAGTAATATATTTAAATAATGTCTAACAAATAATACAATGTATTTTTTTTAGGGGATTCTTTTGAGTTTTGTTAGATTTCTTCACAATCCACTCAGATTTATTTACCATCTTCTCAGGATTCTTCACAATTTCCCCGGATTTATTTACCATCTTCTCAGGTCTCTTCACAATTTTCCTCAAATCTGTTTCGCCTAAATTTAGTCTCTTATTTCTTATAGTGTTCCTAATAATAGGTTCATCTTCTTCTAATAATGAATCATATAGTTCTTCATATTTTTTCCACAAATTATCCTTAAATTCTAATCTTAATTCTTTCCATAATTCTGGCACATGGTCCATATTCATACTTATATTTATATTTACTTATATATAATTCAAATTTGATTTATTATTATAATAATATCTACAATGAATATGAGTGAAGATCAAAATATATATGTTATATATAATATATTACAAATTATAGCTGGATTTTCTATATATATTTTATGCTTGACATGTTTATACAGACGAGCAAAAAGTCAAGAAAATAATGCTCCAACCCTTACAAATGTTACTAAAGTAAATATTGGACAAGGGTCTATCCTACCTATCTAAATTTAATATAATAAGGATATAATATTAAATTTAAAGAATATATATATTATATAATGGATTACAATAAATTAGATATTCATATAAATAATTATAGAACAGATAATATAATAGCATTGAAAGAACTATCACTAACAATACTATTCAATTATATTATAGTATATATAAGGCATGATATTAATATTATATTGTGGACATTTTTAAATACACTTATATTAGTAAAATGGTTTATTATATTTCATGATACTGGTCATAATTCTTTTTTCTCCAATAAAAAAATAAATAAATATATACAAAAAATTGTATCATATTTAATATTTACACCATCCAAATGGAAATATGCTCACATCTATCACCATAATAATAACGGGAAACATATAGAATATAATGAGACAATATTTATGACTAAAAATCAATATGCTGAATCATCGAAAATAAAAAAAATAACATATAATATTTTGAGACATCCAATTATATTTTTCATATTTAGCCCATTTATTATGTGGTTCATAATCTATAGAACACCTATTGAATCAAATAAATGGATAGATATTTATAATAAAATGGAAAACACTATATTTAATATTATATTAGTTTATATAATATATAGTGATTATTTTATTTATTATTATATATCAGTATATTGTTCCGCATTTGCAGGTTTGGTTTTATTTCATTTACAGCACACTTATGAAGATAGTTATATATGTGTTAATGATAAAGAATGGAATAAATATGACTCCGCTTTAAAAGGTTGTAGTCATTTAAAAATACCATATATATTTAAATGGTTCACAATGGGAATAGAATACCATCACATACACCATTTAAATTCAAAAGTTCCAGGCTACTTATTAAAAAAATGTCACGATGAAGCGCCCAAACATTTTTGGAAAGATGTCACTTATTTAAATTATAAAGATATTTTCAAGTCTCTAAAACTAATGCTTTATGATGAAATTAATGGAATATTTATTTAAATTTGATATTATTTTATGGAAATTATATAATAAATTCTATGGTTTTTAATAAAAAAGATCAATGTATAATTTGTTTGGAAGATTGTTCTAATAAGTTATGCGAGTGTGATGCTTTTATGCATAATCATTGTTTAATTAAATGGAATAATAGTATTTACAATCCCAATAGTTCTACTTGTCCTCACTGCAAAAAAAACATTAAGATAAAAGAAAAAAAAAACTATCCCAAAATTATATACATTCATATATGCAAATTTATAAATAATGTTATTCAATATTTAAAAAATTTCACATTCACTTCTATTAATTTTATGAAAGAGTTGTGTAACACTTTATTTAATATTTTAATATTTATAGTATTTTGTATTATTATTCCAGATATAGTTGGTATAATACTTTTCTCTTTATATTATCTATATAATATTGACAATATTGATTTAACATATATTGATTATATTATTAAAAATATGATAATGACATGGTTTTCTGGATTTCTAAACATGTTAGTTATTGTTCACATATGGGCCAGGTGCAAGGCAGGCGAGTGTCACTTTGATGATGATTGAGAATTGCCGTTGGCTCTCCAGAGAACAATTCTGCGACAATAGTGCCGACACATGCACTGACAAATACCATCCACATACATATTCCTATGCTTATCAACACTAGATCCACCATTACTAGGGTATTCCTTGAGTTCGTTGATGTTACTGGGTCTATCTGTTTGATGACGCTCACAGCAATTACACTTAGAAAGTATGTCCAGATAAGCAGGCCCATTATCTTTTATATTCTTGATACATTTATCTGCTGCCCCCTTATTTTTAAGTTGTCCGGCGCGAAACCAATCGCGACCCAATTTGTCAGCCAATTCCATCTTATTCTTATTATGTAAATAAATTACTTAGAAATTAAATTTCAAATTTACTTTGCATTCTTTCTGTAAAAATCTTTGCTTTCCCATTGATATTTATATGGAATTTGTATATTATTATTTTTTTTAATTACTAATTTGGGATATACTGACCGTTCAACCTTATTATATAAATCTTTATTCACAAATAATTTAGTG